TAGATGAAGTTATCTACGCATTGAACGTTTATGCTGACCTGTACGGACTTGCACCGGTTGGGGCTTATGAAGTCAATTATGATTTTGGAGATATCCTGTATGTGCGTGAAAACGACCGTGCAAGATGGTGGCAGTATGTGACCACTGGAAAGGTTCCGGCATGGCTGTATTTTGTAAAATTCGAAGGAATGACGGAAAGCGATGCGAAAGCAATGGTTAAAGAAGCCCAGCCAGACGAACCAAAACTGTTTGGAGATGAGTAATTATGTTAAGCCCAGAATATTTACGCCGGATAACAGAGGGCAGTGAACAGATTGCGGAAGAATTGCATCAGTATATCATCTCTGAGATTGTATCCAGAATGATGTCAAGAATCGGCAGAGGTGAGGATTATATTCTGACCAATGCCGATGCGTGGAGAATTAGAACGTTACAGGAATCTGGCGAACTGCTAGAGGACATTCTAGCAGAACTATCCAAATATACCAAACGTGAACAACAGGAACTTCTTGAAGCGTTTGAAGATGCCGGAATCGCTGCAATGAACTATGACGATAAAGTCTATAAGGCAGCAGGATTAAGCCCTGTACCGCTCGAACAGTCCCCAGCAATGATAAGGCTCATGGAGCGCAACATGCTTGCAACCATGGGCGAGTGGAAGAATTTCACACGAACAACCGCAAGTGCCGCTCAGAGGCTATATATCGAGCAATGCGACCTTGCATATAATCATGTAATGACTGGAGCAGTTGGGTATACGCAAGCCATCAAAGAGGCAGTCAATAACGTTGTATCAGATGGTGTTACTGTCACATATCCATCTGGCAGAAAAGACACGATTGAAACAGCAGTTGCACGTTCTGTCAGAACTGGCGTGGCACAGGCGTGCGCTGATATTCAGTTGGCAAGAATGAAAGAAATGGGATATGGCTTAGTGCTGACATCGGCGCATATAGGAAGCCGCCCAAGCCATGAAGTGTGGCAAGGGCAGGTATTCTCTATAGACTGGGAAAAATTAAAAGAAATCAAGCCTTATCTTTAACAGAATCGAGATACAATGAAATTGCTTTATCGAGTATTTTGCTGATAGGTATTCCAGTATCATCAGAATACGATTTTAATTTTTCATAAATTTCACGATCAATAGCATTTGATATTGCTACACGGTTTTTTAAACCTCTGTTATTTGACATTTTATTCAACTCCTTTCATACTAAAGTTTATCATAACTTTCAACTACTTGCAATTAAAATAAAATAATGATATAATTGAATGTAGATAAATGCAGTTGAAAGGAGAAAGCACAATGACTTTTGAAGAATTTTGTATTAAAAATGGTAAAAAAGAAAAACCACTTTCAGGGAAATCCTACAGATATTCTCACGGAATGGCAGAAACTCGATTATACAAAATATGGGCAGGCATGAAAATAAGAACATCTGAAAAGGCACAGCCTCATAACAAAGTGGCGTATTTTGATAGAGGAATAACAGTATGTGATGAATGGAAAGAATTCAAACCTTTTTTATTATGGGCTTACACAAGCGGGTACGAAAAAGAACTTACAATAGACAGGATAGATGTTAATAAAGGGTATTCTCCTGATAATTGTCGGTGGGTGCCATTAGAATGGCAAAACAACAACAAACAAAGCAGTTGGAAAATTAAATACCAAGGAGATACAAAAACCGTAGGTGAATGGGAACATTTCTTTGGCGTTCATCGTGAATATATAAGAAAAAGGCTTAATCATGGATGGACTTTTGACGAAATTGTAGAAAACATAAAAAATCCCACAACATTAAACAAGAACAATAAAAGTGGTATAAAGGGAGTTTTATTTGACAATAATCATTCAAAATGGAGAGCTTATATTTCTGTAGGCGGAAAACGCGTAGAAGATCGAGTTTTTAAAACCAAAGAAGAAGCAGTGATGGCAAGGAAACAAATGGAATTAAAATATTGGGGATATACAAATATTGAGTAATTATGGGGTGGCTATTTATGAATAAAAAACATACTTATCCTGATTTTATTGAAAATTGTCATTATGGCGAAGCCGATGGAATATGTGGAGTAAATTGCAGGCATCATTTTTCGGTTTGGGTGGAAGGAATGCCGAATCCCTATGCGGAATTATCAGCGCAGGACAAAGCCGACAAAGGTAAACAGTACGAAAAAGAACAGCGGCAACGTACTTATGAGCGAAGAATCCGCAAAACGAAGCGTGAAGTCCTTGGAATGCAAGCGGCGGTTGATAACTGCAAGGACGAACAGGTAAAATTCGCATTACAACAAGACCTTGACCGGAAGTCTTATCTTTTACAGAAACAAAATGCTGCATACAAAGATTACTGCAAGCAGAATGACATGAGAGAACTGCAAGACCGACTTATGATAGCGAAGTGGAACCGCCAGAACGCCGCAAAAGCCAGAGGAGCGGCAAAGAGATATAAAATAGCAAAGGGGATTGACTGATGGACAGATGGGAATATTATAATCCGAATCCTGCCGGGAATCGAGTCGGAGATTGTGCTGTCCGGGCAATATGCAAAGCAACCGGCTTTGATTGGGAAACAGTTTTTACCGGATTAATGATACAGGCATGCACTCTGTCAGATATGCCATCAGCTAATTACGTTTGGGGAGCGTATCTCTACAAGCATGGATACAGACGCAAACTGATTGAACAATCAGAACATTATATCTATACAGTCAATGATTTTTGCGCAGACCATCAGACAGACACATACATCCTCTGCATAGATGGTCATGTGGTGACAGTACAAGATGGCAAATATTATGATACATGGGATAGTGGTAATGAGATCCCGGTATATTACTGGGAAAAGGAGTAGCTAAATGAGCATATCAGAATTTGTACAGATTTTCCTTTCTATCTGCGGAGGGGTGTCTATTGTCGGAGGGGCGGCAGCCGTAATCTTTAAATGGATTACCCCGGCATTCCGACTTAATAAGCGAGTAGAGACACTGGAAGAACATGATAGACGAGATTATGAAAGTCTTCGGAGAATCGCAGAACGAGATTCATTAATTCTGGAAGTGTTGTCGACCATGCTGGATAGTCAGATTAGTGGGAATAATGTAGAAGAATTAAAAAAAACAAAACAGAAGCTTACAAATTATCTTGCGCAGAATCAACGTTAGCATTAATAAGGGGTATGCTCATGAAATTATATGTGTTCACAAAGAAAGATATAGACAGATTCTTGATAGAGTGTAATTTCACACCGGACGAAGAAAGATTGTTCCGACTGAGATGTAAAGAACATACGCTCGAATACTGCGCTGAGCAGATGAACGTGAGTATATCTACGGCAAAACGGTTAAGCCGCCGGGTGAACAATAAAATAATTAAAGTGTGCTGATACTTTTTGGATACTAATTAGAGCCAGAAACGACCTGTTTCCGGTTCTTTTTTTATGTAAAAATATAATCAGAAAGGTGGTGCATAAGATGGCATTATATAACAATCCTTATCAATATAGTTTTGGCGTTCCGGGGCAGATGAATCAGCTCCAGCAACAGCCTGTCCAGATGCCGGCTCAACCAGTACAACAGCCCCAGCAGAATAACAATGGTATCCTGTGGGTATCCGGTGAAGTTGGTGCAAAATCCTATCTGGTAGCACCCGGGACAAGTGTTTTGCTAATGGATTCAGAGAGTGAAAAGTTCTACATAAAATCCACAGATGTATCCGGTATGCCACAGCCACTGCGGACATTTGAATACCACGAGATAGGCTCTCAGATGCCGCCTAAACAGCCTGCTCAGAACATGGACAGTAAATATGTTACTCGACAGGAATACGATGATTTGAAAGGCAAATACGAAGCTATCATAAACCGATTAAATTCTTTTTCTGAACCTGTTAGGGCTAATACCGTACAGGAATCAGCGGTCAAGGGAGGAAATGCAGATGAGTAATCCATTATTCAATGCCCTCGGTGGTGGAATGCCACAGGGAAACGGACCAATGCAGATGATACAGCAGTTTATGCAGTTTAAACAGAATTTTAAGGGAGATCCGAAAGCAGAAGTTGAGAAGATGTTGCAGTCTGGGAAGATTTCCCAACAGCAACTTAATCAGGTTCAGCAGATGGCGGGGCAGTTTCAACACATGTTGAAAGGAATGAAATAGTACATTACAATCTGGCCAGATTGATGTAAATACACAAAAAGGAGATTATATTATGGATGGAAATTATAGCTTAGCAGATATTGCCGCTGCTACTGGAAATAGTAGAAATAATGATGGCATGTTTGGTGGAGATGGTAGCTGGTGGATTATTGTTTTATTCATCTTTGCTTTCTTCGGATGGGGAAATAATGGCTGGGGCAATAATGGAAACGGCGGCGGATATGCAGCCACAGCAGCTACTCAGGCAGATATTCAGAGAGGATTCGACAATTCTGCAGTGATCAGCAAGCTTGACGGAATCAATAACGGTCTCTGTGACGGATTCTATGCAGTGAATAACGGTATGCTTACCGGATTTAACGGAATCAACACCAATATCATGCAGACTGGTTTTGGAATCCAGCAGGCAATCAATGCCGATACTGTAGCCAATATGCAGAACACAAATGCGCTCCAGGCACAGCTTGCGAACTGCTGTTGTGAAACCAGGGAAGCTATCCAGGGCGTAAATTACAATATGGCCACCAACACTTGTGCAATCCAGAACACCATGAACAGCAACACAAGAGACATTATTGACAGCCAGAACGCTGGAACAAGAGCCATTCTTGATTATCTTTGCAATGAAAAGATTTCTAACCTGCAGGCTGAAAACAATGACCTTAGACGTGCTGCTTCTCAGGACCGCCAGAGCGCACTTCTCACAACTGCAATGGCTTCACAGACACAGCAGCTTATTAATGCGATTAATCCGGCACCGATTCCGGCATATCAGGTTCCTAACCCGAACACATATTACGGATGCGGATGCAACACTGGATGTAATTGCTGATAACTTCATATCGAGAGTATCTTTCGATCGATTCGGATGTCGGCTTATGCCGTATTACACATAGGGGCAGGCTAGAACCTGTCCTTTTGTGATATGAAAGGAGTATTTTTATGGCAGAATTTACAAATGTAGCTGCTCAGACCGTAGCAGCAAAAGGGAATGTAGTATTTTCAAACGTGGCAGTTAAAGGTTCTAACTGCATTCAGCACAGAGAGGGAAGTGGAATTATCACTCTGAGAGGGCTTACTAACCAGTGTAAAGCAAGATTTTTCGTGGATTTTTCTGGCAATATCGCGATCCCAACAGGAGGTACAGTTGGTGCTATCTCTTTGGCAATTGCAATCTCTGGAGAACCAGTTTTATCTTCTCAGATGATTTCCACACCGGCAGCAGTAGACCAGTATAATAATGTGTCTTCCGGAATTTACGTGGATGTACCACGCGGATGTTGCGTTAATATTGCAGTAGAGAATACCAGTGATCAGGCTATTTCTGTTGCAAATGCAAACATTGTCGTAACCAGAGAAGCGTAGGAGGTGTAATTATGAGAGATATTAAAGACTTATGTGCAAGAATTGAAGACGAACTGTCTAAAATCGCTGATAATGGGCTGACTACCGGAAATCTGGAAATGACATACAAACTGATTGATATGTATAAAGATGTCAAGAATACGCAGTACTGGGATAAAAAAGTGGAGTATTACAACACTGTCCTTGATGAGATGCGTGGCGGATACAATGACGATTACAGTGAACGTGGAAGAAAGCGCGACAGTATGGGGAGATACAGTTCAAATGACGGCAGAATGATGCCAGATTACGACAGAGGCAGTTCTTATGCTAGACGTGGTGAACATTATGTCAGAGGGCATTATAGCCGTTCTGACGGACGAGATGCTTATGACGACTACATGACGCAGAAACAGAGCTATCGTTCCGGCAAATCTGAGGACTGCAAGAGGAAGATGCTTGCCGCTCTGGAAGAACATCTGGACGAACTTACAACAGAAATGAGCGATATGTCCAAGGATGCAGAGTGTCGGGAGGAACGTGATCTTGTCAAGAGATACGTGGAAAAACTTCGCGATATGCTCTAAAAACGCAAAAAGTGGTAGAGAGGTAGTTAAAATAAATCTGTTATAATGTAATTGTGCAGCAGGAAGCACAACGGTTGTTTTGACATTTTCGTTTTAATCCTCCTTTCTTTAATTTAGTAGCTGGTGCGCACGCTTTAACGGAAAGTTAAACAGGTTCGAGTCCTGTCGTGCGTATTTGCCGTCTGGCACGCAAGATGGCTCACCTCCTTGATTAAGGTTTTTGTTATTTATACTTTTCTTTTAAAAGAAATAAATATCCGAAACAACTCGTGGTAGGCATAACACGTTAAATACCTTGCTAACCCGGGAATCCGGGTTATGTGGAATGTACGCTAGTGGAAAACTGACAGAGTCGCGCTCTGGTCTCCGGTTCGATTCCGGGCGTTCCGCTTTGATTCGGTTAAAATTATGCTGTTTGCTTGCAGGCGGTCTATGATTTGGCTGAATCACAACATCATGATGCTGAAAAAAAGGTTATTGCTGTAAAAATCCTAAAGGTGACGAACCCAAAAAGCATACCGAGGCCTTATGGTGAAAATCAGCTCAGTTGCGCTGTCAACTGGCCGTTAAAGGCGGCGCGGAATGTAGCTCAGTGGTAGATCGCACTGTAAATGTGAGGTCGCAGGTTCGATTCCTGCCTTTCCGA